ACGAAAATGACGATCTGATGGGACAGTAGCGGCTGAAGCATCAATCGAGTTACCATCCTTATCTACAATATGTGTTGTTGCCATCAGGCTTCTCCTTATGCGGCTACAGTTTCATCAGTGGCTAGGTCTTCACTTATCTTCCAAGCATTGCGCCACTCTCGTGTGCTGGGAAGCTGATCTTTGCGGCAGATCACCATCTTTGGTTTATTGCCTTCATTCCAAGTGCGCCACACAGATTGCGGCACATCTTTCATAATTAAATAATTTACCCAGCCGCCATATGGGCCACTGGTTTCTGTCATAGGGCCAACAGGCTTTGTATTGTGCAATAAATAGCCGCGAGTGTGCTTTACAAAGTCGGGCTGTGCCTCGTCTTTTGCCAACTCCCAGTAAACCTCAACAGGCGGCAATACGCCCCCATTTTCGGCGGCGGCTACCCAGTTTAAGTCTGGAGACAGTATCTTAGCAGGCTGATCTACACTGTCCTCATACACAACCCGAATGTCAGACTGATGCGGCTCTAGGTTTTCCTTTGCCCAGCAGAGCCTATCCCACAGATGTACGCCTTGAAACTCTGGGGTCACTGTCACGCTAAGTCTCCAAATACTGTGCTACAAGTAGGCCCGTCTGATAAAGCACTAGAGGTATTGTAAGCATGAACTTGGTAAGATGATGCAGTTAAGGTATCAGTTAATAATATCCTTATGCTGCCATTATGGTCGTTTCCATTACCATGAGTTACAGAGTAAGAATTATCTGACATTGAGTCTGTAAAATTTATAGTTTCTTTCCCGGTCGCTGTATCTCCTAAAGAACTTACATTAAAACTACCAAACAAAGATGCACCATCTGTGCTAGATGCGTGTCTAAGTTTCGCACTACCGTTTGAAACAAAGCTGGTAGCAACGCTGTTGTTCCCGCTGGCATCCTTTAATGTGTTTACTCTAATCTCACTAGCCATTATGCAAGGTCCCCTATGATCGCGACTGTTAGTTCGTTGTAATCACCAAAAGTACCATTACCGAAAAATAACCTAAAAGGGATGTTGCCTGTAGTTAATCTGTCAGCACCTTCCGCAATTCCAAGACCACCATAATTAGATGAAACAGAAGGGTTTTTACCACCAAACGGAATTGCATAGACCGTATTATTCATGCTGCTAACGTAGGAAAGCGTGTACTCCCCGGTACCGCGATCAGCGACACCCGAGCAGTTGAAACTGTCGTCCAAAGCAGGAGTTCCAGTTCCATCTACATTCGCCCAAGCCTTTACCAAGCCCTGCTGCAAGTTAGTCGTGGTTGAGTTGCCCTCGCCTGTCACGGAAATAGAGCCAGCCGTGGTTACTCCTGTAATTGTATCTACTTTAAGTTGGCTAGCCATTATGCTAAGTCTCCATGCACTAAAAATCCAAGATGCTCTCTATCGCTTGCGTTACCGTTATCAAAAGATTTTAATCTCAGACTTGATGTAGAAGAACTCCCAATGGCAATAGCAGAACTTGTACTATTTTCAAACTCCATGCCTACGGCAACAATGTTACTTACATTAGAAAATGCAGACGTTATTCCTATGCTATAATCTCCATTGCCATTGTCGGTAATACTACCGCTGCAATTAAAAGAATCATTTATGGCTGGAGTTCCTGTTCCATTTATTTTACACCACGCTTTCGCTAAACCTTGCACAAGATTTTGTGTTACCCCTCCACCGTCAGATACATATGTAGAAGTATTGCCTACCTTAACATTTGTGCCGCCAGAGCCAGCTTTGTCTACAATCGTGTCTACATTTAGTTGGCTGCTCATACGATGCTCCAATATCCGTTAACAGTGACGGTAGCAGTGGTTTCGACTGTTATAGGGCCAGCAGACATTCCGCTGTTTGTTGCGTCAATGGTGAGGCTTTGCACTACGCTTTGCTCATTCTGACGAATCACTGCTACATACTCGGTTTGGTCGCCAGTTTTACCAATAAATGGATATTCTGTTGTCATCAGGTTATCTCCATAATACTAGCTGTCACACTAACCTTGTCAGCAACACTGCAATCAATTTGCAGAATATCAGTTGTTTCAAGTACAATTTTTCCAACAAGCGGAGACACAGAGCCGCCGACCGGGATCGGTATGTCTTTGGCAAGGAATGTCGTGGTGTTTGTAGCAGCACGACCACCGCCGGAGGTGTCTGACACCAGCTTTACCGAAGCTGTAACCTGCGCTGTATGAATGTTTGCCAAAATCAACCCGATCACAACGGTTGTCGTTGATCCTGGTGTTGTATATAGCGCCTCTGGCGAACCAGCGCTGGCTGGCATCACATCGTGCGATACAACCTTAAAAGTATTAGCCATCTATTTTTCTCCTTTAGCCGCCAAGCGCTATTGCCAAGGCCACAATATCATCTTGCGTTGCAGCCCCAATGTCAGACGCAACTTCTGAGACGCTGCGACTTTCCAAACCGTTTGCTGTAAATCTTGCATATTCATCATCAGCCACCGAAGCGCTATCAATCTTTACAGCATTTGTGTTTGAGATGCCAAAAGTCAGGGTAGCTTGTGCGCCAATATCTGAAAGCACTTCTGATGTTGCGCGGCTCTCTAAACCATTTGCCGTAAATCTGGCATACTCATCATCTGCAACAGAACTACTGTCAATTTTAACAGCGTTTGTATTAGAAATGCCAAAGGTCAAACTGGCTTGTCCACCAATGTCAGACAACACTTCTGATGCAGAGCGCCCCTCAATGGCTGTGCCATCCACGCGCAGGAAATCATTGTCTGCAACGCCGCTAGTGAATTTTGGCACATTGTTATTTGAGATGCCTGTGTCCAACGTGGCAGTTGCTGTGATGGCTGTGCCGTTCAGCGTCATGGCATCGGCTTCTAGCGTGCCATCAATGTCAGCATCGCCAGATACATCCAGGCTTCCAGCATCAAGTTCGCCGGTCAGCGTGACATTGCGGAAACTGGCAATATCCTTGTTGCTATCAACAACCACGGCCTTGTCAGCCGCCACAGTACCGTTGGTGATACCGTCCAGCTTTTCTAGTTCAGCCTCGCTGATGACCGCGCCTGATCCAAGCGTCAAATCGCCACCGACTGTTAGGTGGCCTGCCACAGCGGTTGTGCTGCTGGCGACTGTGCTGTTTGGCGTATGTGTAAGATAACTGACAAAGCTGCCGCTGATCTTGCTTGCCATTGTCAGCGTGCCGCCATCAGCAATGTTTACTTTGTGCTGGTCAGCGTTGTCATCGCCCTGATCAGCTTTCAACACGATACCAAGACCAGCGCCCTCTACATTGGCCGCAATCTCAAGGCTGTCATTGGTGCTTTCATCATACTGGATTGTGATGTCGCTGTTTGTGCCAAGCACTATGGTCTTGTTGTCAGGGACTGTCAGACCTTCTGCAAACGGTATTGCTGCGGTGCAAGTCTGCGTGCCGTCTTTGAGGATGCAAGTGGACAGGCCGGTAGCCATTCCGTCCAGTTCTGTGTCAAACTTGCTGGCAAGAATTTTTACGCCGTTGTCGCGGTCTGTTGTGCAGTCAAATGTGCGTGAAAAAGTGCCGCCTGAAAATGCCATTACAGTGGCCCCCCTGGTGCTATAGTGTAGTGAGCGCTTATAAAACTTATCGTTTGTGAACTGGTTGCGACTTTAATCCGTAATGCTGCCGAATATCCTAGTCTATTGACCGCCTTACGGCGCTTGGTGACGCCTGCCCCTGTAGTGTCAGCCCAGAAAAAATCATCCCAGGTTGCCGTATCCCAAGCTGCTACGTTTGACTCAAACGTGGTGGATGAAACCTCAATTCCTGCAACTGGAGCTTGATCAACGCCAACCCCAAAATCAAAGGCAATATCAGTCTCGCCCTCTAGCATAGGCTGCACACTAGAAAAACGCTTTATTGATCCTCTATCACCAAAATAGTTGTAGCTGGTAGCAAGGTCACCAACAATGTTTGAGCCATTATCCGCATCACCGCCTACCTTAAACACCACGCCTGACGCACTACCAAAATATGTATCGCCGTTAAACTGGCCCCATACATGGGCTGGTATGTCTTCAAAAATGCACCAGGCTCTAATGATAGGGTTAAAAACGTGCTGATTGAACGGATCAACGTCATCAGTTGGATAATTAAAAATCACCTTATCACCGTCCGGGCTTACGAATATCTGCCAGCCAGTGGTTGTGCCAGTGGCTTTGACCTGGGCAATCACAGTGCCGCGAATCTTCTCCGATATGGCTGCTGCCTTGTTGCCGACAATATCCTGCCTGACAACCTGAGACAGTGGCAAATAGCCCTCTCTGGTCATAACAATTACATCGCCGCCTAGCTTGGCAATCGCGCGTTTTTCGTTGATTGGCTCTGCAATGCGAAATGTGCCGACCAAGGCAAAATCACTGGCAGGGTTTGATCCAGAGTAAAGCAACACCTCGCCGCTGGTCATAATGATGCACAGTAGGTCGTCGACCCCTTCACCACCGTCGATCGTCAGGGTGTTGATCATTATAATGTTGCCGCCGAATGTACCGACCAAGCCAACAGGAAATTTGGTAAAGTTGCCAGTAAATGTGTCAACAGTGGCGCTGTGATAAAAATTCTGGCTTGTGCCGGTCCAGTAATAGACACGGTTTTTATGAGCGTGGACGCCAGTCAGTGTGTTGGCATTGACGCTATCAGAGAGCGTGATTGACAAATCAGACGCGCTTGAGCCATCCCAACTGAACGGCACATTGGCACCAGACGGCACCACCACAGTTACATTGTTAAACTCAATATGTTCTGCCCGGCCATTTGCTAGACCAGTTTTCTTGCTTACCGCCGACCCGCTGTCGATCTGGTAAAATGTACCGTTTGATCCAATAGCCAGCAACTGGCGGTTTGCGCCTGCATTATGCTCAATCAGCGTTTGCACATTGCCAGTGCCAATACCAGTGCAGAATGACGTATAGCCATCGCGCAGCGTGACCTTTTCCACAGTAGGAAAAAAATTCGACATAATCAGCGCATCCGTTGGCGGCATGGCATCTATTGAGTCGCGGCTATTCAGACCACCCACCGGGGCTGGCACAGAGGCTGCCTTGACGCGATAGCCTCTTGATGATGGAAGTGCCTGTAACATCAGCCGCCATATCCGCTGTCAGGAAGGTTGTAGCTATATGGATCGACCAGGTACTTTCTGGCGTCATCCATTGTGATGATTGGCGCACCGCCTGACCGGCTGATTGCCTGGCGCAGTTCTAACTGGTACTGCCTGAAATCTTCGTCATAGGCTAGGCCGTGGTTCTGCTTGAAACGCCATGTGACGCCCATTTCAATCAACGCCTCATCAAGTATGCCGACATCAGTATCAGCCGCCATAGCGGCCTGTGAGGTGCCGCCACTGGTCTGATTCCAATGGCTTGAGATATACTCAAAGCCAATTGATTCTGTTGCCGTTGGTGTGGGCGTCAGATCAAAGCGCAGCGCGTTGCTGCTTGGCTTGAGCCTGAAGCGTTCAACAACGCCGCCAGTGGTCGTGCCAAACCTATCAGCTTGATATTGCTGTGGTGTGATCGGGCCTGCCAACTGGTTTAAATCTGTTCTGTTGTAGGCTGTGCCCGAAACAAAGCGGTCAAAGTCTGTTGGCAGAGCATAGTTCTGTGTACCGTTGGCCGTGTTGAAAGTGTGTTCTTTTGACAATATCGGCCAGTTGGTAGCACGCATTAGCTGCTTACCTTCACGGTTTATAAAAACCAGAAGCTGCCTAGCAATTGGATCGCTATTACCGACCACAGTTGCAGGGCGTTCAAACCCGGTGTAGTCAGCTACCGTCTGCGCTATCGTCAACAGGCTCATCAGATTTCTCTTTTACTGCTTTTAAGGTTTCGGTCGTCACAATCACTTCTTCAACCAAGTCAGCCTTTTGCTTGTCGGCTGTGACTTGCAGCTTGGCAATCTTGGCTAATTCAACATATGGCTCACCAATATTTCGCAATGTCGTTTCTTCAGCCGCTGACAGTGCCTCGACTGTCTCAATGTCGTGCAACTCAAGTTCACAGCGGCGCGGCTCTGTCATGCCAGGCAGGCTGGTGAGCGCCTTGCCTTTTGGCTTTTTCTTCTTCGCCTTTTTCTTGTAGGCGGCCCATTCTTCTGGAAAGCGTGCAATATCTTCTGGCCGCACCGGGCCTTCCCAAACATCGCGCATATTGGCAATAGTGATGCGGCAAAAATCTCTATTCTCGCCGTTTAGTTCGCGTGCAAAAAAACTGCCTTTAACAGACATTGGTAGAACTCCCGATTGTTTAGATTGGTAAGGGGGCAAGACCAGCGCCCTGCCCCCAGTGTTTTATAGTGGGAATGTGCAGATAATTTCTTTATCTGAAATATCCCCGGCAATCGCACAGATATTATCTGTGGCTGCTGATGCAACATCGAGCGTGCCATCTGCACTGCCAGTCGGTGTCAACGGGTCACCGTCTGCACCAGCCGTCAATGCAATGGTCAAGGTTGCTGCCCCAGAAACCTGGAACCAACCATATTGCCCATCTGTCATCACTGCCTGAATTACACCCGCGCCGACCTCAACGGAATCGGACAGATCGCTAGTAACCTTGAAGGTCTTGTAGCCATCTAAAGTGTAATAATAGGCGACCTCACCAGCGACAGCCGCTGCACCAGCCGAACCAGTATCATATTGCAGATACTTGTACATGCGTGTGCCATTGGTGTCGTCAATGATTGCACCAAGCTGACCCAGTTGGAACTCTGGAGTGTCAGCGACTGAAGTTGGGTCAATGCCCATTACTGCTGCTAAAGCCATAACAGTTCTCCTTTCCTAAGTGTGGATCACGCCCTGGAGAGCGCGATTTGAACAAGTCAGATTTCCTGACCAGAACATTGGCGTTACCATAGCGTCTTGGTTGACAGACA